CGTCCAGTAAGTAGTTAGCCATATCAGTGCGCATATCGTACGTGGCCTTTTCTACATCTTCGGCCCATGCGTCGAAGTCGTCGTTTTGCAGGACGTTCCACTCGCGGAAGCTGCGACCTACGCCGTTAGTGAAGATAGGAACCGGCACGCCACGGAAGTCGTAGTTGCCTTTGTCCATTGGCTGCGGCTTCTGACCACTGATAGAGCGTTGGGTAGTGTTCGCGCCGTCAGAATTGAAGCGGTAGCCGTGAACGATCTTACCAATATTCACTGTGGTAGCCAGCGGCATCAAGTCGCCCATAATGACTTGTCCGGCGTTATCGCGCATTACGCGAGCAGTCACGCTGTCTAGTTGTAACCATGGCTGCGGCTTGGTAATGGCGTTACCCACAAGCTCTTGCTCACGCTGTGCAAAGTAGCGGCGGTTGAGCGAAAGCTCCTGCCACTTTTGCGCGTGCAGCTTGCTGTTGGTGATTAACTGCTTATCAAAATGTAGCATTACGCAATCGCTCCTGTAGCTTTGCGAACACGCAGCAAGTCTGCCTCTGCGAGTGTCACGGATTCTTCTGAATAGAACAGCACTTCTTGTCCAGTGGTGGCTGCGGCTAGCGTACCATCGCCTGCGGATGCTAGTTCTGTGAAGCCCTGCACGTAAGTACCAGCGGCTACGCGAACATTGAAGAACTGTTCATCAAGCGGGCGGGCTGCAACTACTGTATCGCCAGCGGGGATAACATCGTCCGCGCCTTCCAGCTTCATGTAGTTCTCTTGGGCCACCAAGTAAGTTCCGCGCGCACCAGCGGTGCCATGTGGCTCAAATTCATCACTGGCGTTAACCGTAACGATAGAGCCGGGGGTGATGTCCACAGCCGAAGGGCGCTCCATTACCTGCGGCAATAGCTCGGAGACCGGGCCTGCGTAGATTTTGCTATAACGAGCCATTAGATTGCCTCCGGTGCTTCAAATTCAAGTTTATCGGCATTCGTGCTCAACCGCCCACCATTCAGCGCATGATCCGCCGCTTTAGGCGTTTTGCAGTTGCGGGCCATGATGCGCAGGGCGTTAACGTCGAGCGCTTTGGCTTCGTCTTCGGTCGCCAGCTTGGCCTCTACCACAGTCGCCTCAAGCGTTTCTTTCTCAGCTTTTGCAGCGGCTTCGGACTCGGCGTTAATCGCGTCGAGTTTTTCTTGCAGGGGTTTTACTGCGTCGGCAATGGCTTGCGCCTGATTCGCTTGCAGTGTTTCGGCCTGCTTGTCGAGCATGGCCTGTAGCTCTTCAGTCGTCATTTGCGGTTCCTCAGTAGACGTTTGAGAGTTGGTTTGCAGGCCAGCGGCCTCGTGTGGTTTGCCCGACGTATTGCCGAACATTTTAGAAAGCGTGTTTCGAATGGTGTTGGTGACGGCTTCCCAGGAAGTCTGGCGTTGAACTTCTTGGCGTGTATCGGAAAGCGTGATAACGCCATCAATAACGCCATAGCCGATTTTGTACGCCTTGTTGGTATCCATTTCGAAAAAGATTATCGAGTCAGCATTAAAATCGTCTACGTAGCCTTCGCCGTACTTATCTCTAGCAACGCGCTGAAGCTCTTGGCGCATATTATCAACGCTGCCGGGCAGCTCTTCGTTTAGTACCAGCTCGCTATTAACGACTTCGACTTGCTCGCCTGCGGAGTTGACCATCATGCCAACACCGTCAGCGGTGCCAATAGCGGGCGTCTCAGAAATCAAAATCGCATCGTGGTCAAATGCAAAGCTATTGCCTACCCACTCATACTCAGCGCCTTCGGGGGCTGGTTCGCGCTGCATCAGCAGGCCAGTACTGGTGCTGATTGGCTTGCCTTCGTTGATCGCCGCCAGCAGCTTGCGCCCGTTCTCGCTGTTCTGGGCAAACTCCACGTCGATAACCTTATCGGCAAAAACGCGGTCGCCTTCGATGCGCGGGTTGGTGTTCCATGCGCCCGCCCAGAAGCCGTTAATGGCCTCTGGCGTGCGCGCGCTAACAAACTGGTTATTCACCACCGGATGCCCCAGCGGGGCAGGCAAGCCTTCCAACTGCTGGTAGCTCGCCTCTAGCTCAGCGCGTGGGTAAAAGATGTTGTTTAACACCGTGTCGAACTTCGCCACAGCGCTAGGCACCACAATCACGTCACGACCGTTGCGCTGTTCGCGCTTGATCGCGGCGTTGTTGACACGGTGCTTGATGTTGACGCGGATTTGGCTCATAAATTTAGCCTATAAAAACAGTGCCATCAGTATAGCACAAGGCTATCGTGGCGTGCAAAGTGGTGCAACCATGTCGTGCATGTCCACGGTTTGGTGGCTCATCAAGGTGGCGTTACGACGAAAAACAGCGCGCCGTTACAGCCGTTACAAACGTTACAGCCCTAATTAAACTTGTACCGCATAAAAATTCAATGGATTCAAGTGCTTGTGACATATATAACAATAATTACAGAAAATAGATATATATATAGAGGTCTGGCTCTCTAAGTGACTGTCAGTGTTTATGTATATGTGACTATCGTTCGAAAAACAGCGTAACAAACGTAACGGTTGTAATTTTTTAATAAAAACAATCAGTTAAGATAAAAAATAGCGGTACGCAGGCGTTACGCCATTTTAAAACGTAACGATTGGCCGTTGACGTAAGCGTAAGCTGTGCGTATTTCCGCACACAAAAAACCCGCCGGGGTGGCGGGTTGGGGGCGCGAATGGTGTGCCGCTATTCGCTTGCCAGCCGTTGGGCAGAGTGCATTGCATCCTGTATTTGCTCGGCTAGCGTGCTATCAACACACTCTGGAAACTCAACATCACTACCGTTCGGCCCATACATGTTGATCCATGCGCTGCCGTTCTCGATATTTAGCTCAATCACGTACCCCTCTGGCAGATCGCTTGCCGCATCTTCAATCGCTTGATCTACTGTTAGCTCAATCATCCCAAACACTCCATCACGTAGAATTTATCCCACACATACCGCCCATTCGCAGTACGCTCCAAGTCCTTCATCAGCTCGTTGCGCGCCTCTTGCAGCTCGCTAATAAGCATCTGCTGGCCTACCTCGGCCTCAGCTTCGCGTGTCTCCATGCTACCGTCATCATAGCGCAGCACTAGCCGGGCAATGATGCGCCACCGTAGCGGGGCATGCGTGGCGTACGTGGCAATGTCCTGGTATTTATACGCCGGAACATGCGCCGGAAACGACCACTCGCCCTCAAACTCACCGCCGATATGCCGTCCGGTGGCCTTAATACCTATACACCAGCGCCTAGCGGTCGCCTGGTAGTGCTGATACTGCCGATGGCTAACGATGCGCTTACGGCGCTTGATTTCGCCCGCTTGGGCGCGTTTTTGGGCGCGGTTCATTGGTCGCCCCACATTGGCGCTGTATAAGTTACGAAAGCAACAAAAAGGCTAGCGACGTAAACGATAGCTAATTGCTCCCCTTGCTCGACATCTTCACCCATTAGCAACATCAGGATAAATGGCTGCAATCCAGCAAATACTGATGATATTAATTTCATTTTCATTGACCCCCACCTGGCGCATAAACAATCGCCGCTTGTACTGCTGCGCCCATGTCGCCAAACGGCATGTACATCTCACTGGCAGCGTCTACCATTTCGGCGGTTGGCTCGACGGGAACGCACTTCCACCCATCAGGACAGCACGCTTGCCATGACTTCCACTGATCACTGGTAATGGGGCAAGCATATTCGCCATCAATCATCTGCATCTGATTGCCGCGTGATTTCGCCCACGATTCAAATCGCTCTCTCTCAGTCATCATAACTCCATCTCCTTCAGTTCTCGTTGCAGTCGGCGCTCTTCCAGCCGGCGATCAATATCCAGCCGCCGTGCATACCGACTGCTGGCGTATAGGTCGTTGCGGATGCGGCTTTGGTGTTTGGTTTCGGATAAGCCGCACTGAATATGGCGGCCTGTGAAGTTGGGGATGGTGTGTTTCATGGCACGTCAATCCAAGCTGGCACTTGGTCTGTCATGTATTCGCCGTAGTTCGAGATATATCGTTGCTCAGCATCCGGCCCGTTGCAATAAAGCTCGCATAACGGCGTGAAGTGTCCGGCTTGTCTATGCTCATCGCTCTGGAATATGCCTAAAGCGTACCGGAACTCCTCAACCGTAAATTCAATCCAATCTTTTGTTGGGAACCCCATTACATGGTATTGAAGCTTAATCTTATCACCTGCCTTCATCACTCTCTCCTAAATGCCCGCGCTAGGCGGGCGGGTTGTTTGTTAAAACTCCGCGCTCAAATAATCCCACTCGCCTATCTCGATGTCGTCAACCTCTGATTCGAGTTGGCAGTCTGAGTTGCAATAGATTTTGCCAGACTGGATGTAGCCATCTGACGCAGCCATGCCATAGCTTTCAAAACTGTAGCGACAGCCCGCGCAATGAACTCCGTGAGTGCTGCCTACTTTAGAATGCTTAATCTGATTAACTCCCGTTGCGTTGTCTGTATAGAGACAATAAACCCCAGCGGCTGCCAGGGCTAATGGTATTTTTCTATCGTGTAGCGGCGGGTGATATGGGTTAGCTATCAGGATCAAACGCCGCTCTCTGCTTTTCAAGCCGGGCTTTTAGCGGGCCGAGTATTGGTTCTCCTGATTCGTCAAGCAATACAGGTTGTTGCGAACATTTGCACCGAATAGAATTGGCGTCTACCGAATACCACTCTGCAACCTCCTGAGGAGAGTATGTTCTCCCATGCCTAGCGGAATGCGACCTTCTGGTAGTTGGTGACAGGGCTGATAAATGGAGCATGGCGGTACGAATACCCAGCCGCTCCCGAGCATCCTGCGTTTCGTCTCTTGTGGCGCGCCTTAACGCGCTACCTATCTCAGTCCGCGCAATAGTCTCCGCCCGCCGCTCAGCAATCCCGAACCGCTTGCGAATATCCTTCGCCACATCACGGGGATTTAGCCCATCCTCAACGCCCTGGCTAAGCACGCGCCCCAATTCCGTAGCCGTATCGCCGTTGAATGAGTCCATCTGCTCGAACACCCGCGAACGAATCAACGCCACC